AAGTTGATGGAAAGAAAACGGAAGCATATATATATGATGATACTTCTCTTAAACTTTGTGAAGTAATTAAAATCGGTGCTAAAAAAGTTAAATGCGGCGGCTTAATACTCGGTGAAAAAATGATGAAGGAAATCGACGAAGAGAGAGAAAGAATATACACAGAGGTAAAAGTCAAAAAGGAAGCTGAAAAGAAAGCGTTTGATACAGCGGTTGCAAAGATGGTTGATGAAATCAAAAATGGCATTAAGTACCCTGAAATCAAGGTAAAAAAAGAAGAAACCTCTTATTTGTACGGCGGTTACAAAACTATATACTATGTTGACGGCGATGTTGAAAAGGCGGCACTCAAACAGCTTAAAATCACAGATATGAAAAACGGTGTTATAAAATCCCGTTTTGACGGAATGACAATGCCAGAAATGCTTGAAATCATAAATAGAGAAGATGAAGAAAAGGAAAACGCTGAAAAACAGCTTGACAAAGTTATTCAGTTTTCAACCGAACCAGGTATGTATAAAGCTGGTCAAACATTTAAAAGAAATGGTTGCACATACAAGGTTATAAAAACCTGGGTTGATATTGATTATAAAGATTTAGGACTTGTGAGAGCTGAAAGAATTGCAGAGTAAAAACATTATGCCGCCCGAAAGGGCGGTACATATAAGGAGGCGAGCAAAAATGAAAATTGAAGCAGGCATATTTTACAGCACGAGAAATAAGAAGTACAAGGCTTGCATATACGTCAACCATCACGAAATCTTTTTAGGATTTTTTGATACGGCTGAAGAGGCAAGGCAGGTTAGAGTATCAGCGATGGGGGACAGGAAAATGGCTAAAAGTAAAAATCTAATAGCCATCAAACGAGTTGAGGCGGGGTTGACACAGAAAGAACTATCGCAGAAAACAGGCATATCCGTATGCACAATCCGAAGCTGGGAAAACGGCACAAGAAACCCCAAAATCGAGGGGTTGAGAAAGATTTGTGACGTGCTTGGGGTTGATGTGGAAATTTTTGAAAAAAATTGAAAAAAATTTGCAAAAGTGCTTGACTTTGTAACACATTTGTGTTATTATAGCATCAAGATAAAACAAAGGGGATAACGAAAACCCCGAAAACACTTTTTTGAAAACTTTAGGAGGTAGAAATTATGAAAGAATTTAAAGTTGTATTGAAAGGTATTGAATTTAAGATTGTTGTTGATGCAAGTGAAAACGGCTCACGAATTGAAGTTGAAGTTGATGGAAAGAAAACGGAAGCATATATATATGATGATACTTCTCTTAAACTTTGTGAAGTAATTAAAATCGGTGCTAAAAAAGTTAAGTGCGGCGGCTTAATACTCGGTGAAAAAATGATGAAGGAAATCGACGAAGAGAGAGAAAGAATATACACAGAGGTAAAAGTCAAAAAGGAAGGTCATTGGAAAGTTTGGGATTACACAAACAAAAGTCTTGATGAGGTGTCTTATAGCAATGCAAGCGATACAGCTACTATCGAAGAAATATTTGAAAAAGAAACACTTGATGATGAAGATGAAGCAGAAGTATTTTTAATACACGCTATAGACGAAAATGGTTATAACCACGACGGCGAACTTGATGCCTTGAGTTACACAATCAAACGTGGATACAGATATTTAGACGTTGACAGAAGCACAAAGCATGCGTATAGTGTAAAACTTATTGTTGAAGATGTTTGCTATAAAAACCCTGATGATTATTGGGACTGTTTGAACCTTTGTGTTTTTTATAAAGGCGATGATTACTATCTTGACCCGAACTTACGCTATTATGTAACAGCTGATGAGCCGCTTGCTAATCTTTATGATATCGAACCAAACGGCGGCGATGCTCTCACATACGCAGAGGCGGTTAAACTTTTTAACAGAATAGCAGAGTGCTGTTAAAAAAATAACACATTTAAGACCATTTCAAACCAGTCGATATTACTCGACTGGTTTATTTTATTGCAAAAATATTTAATTTTGCAAAAACTTATATCTTTACAACCTACATTAAAAAGCATATAATTAAGACAAAGGATTGATACAAGTTTTTTCATTTGTGGCGACCTCCTATCTTTATATGCCTCATTTTAACCCACAGAGGCTAAGGTGGGGCATATTTCTTGTAAAAAATATCGAGGTGATGAGATGGAAAGCATTATAACGGCATTGATAACAGGTGGCTTAGCGTTATTGGGTGTAATAATAACAAACACATCTAGCAATAAAAGCGTTGAGAATAAAATAGCAACAGCACAAGCGGTCACAGATGCAAAATTAGAAAGCCTAACCGAAGAAGTTAGGAAACATAACAATTTTGCAACACGTGTGCCTGTGCTTGAAGAAAAAATATCGCATTTAGACGATGAAATAAAAGAGCTAAAAAACGTATAAAGGGGCGATGAAAAATGAAAGATTGGCAGATAAGGGCAATAAAAACATTTGTACAAGCCTTTTTAGGCATACTAATTCCCGAACTGTGTGCTATCTTAAAAGGCACAATACCGCAGGATATCAGCGGTTGGTTAGCTGTTGGTGTGCCTGTTGGGTGTTCCGCCCTGGCGGCAGGGCTGTCAGCGGCTTGGAATATTACAAATGAGTATTTAAATAACAAATAACTTGTTTTATGCAAGCTATTATATAGTTGAGGTGCAACAACATTTAAAAATGCACACATTCTAACCCCGACGGACTTCCAGTCGGATATACAAATTTGGGAAGATATAAACGGAATGTAAAGGAGATTGAGAAATGAATATCAAAGAATTATTTGACAAAGCGGAAAACGGCACTTTAAACTATACACAATTTCAAGAGGCTGTAAAGGCAAATAAGGCTAAAATTGTTGATTTGTCTGATGGCGGCTATGTATCTAAACAAAAATACGATGATGATTTGAGTGCAAAAGATAGCCAAATCGCAACACTTAACGAGGGCGTGAGCACAAGAGACATTAACCTCGCAGAGTTGCAAAAAAAACTCGAAGAAGCAGGCACAGATGCCGAAAAATTATCAACATTATCAACAGAGTTATCAACACTCAAAGACAAATATAACAGCGAGGTTGAAAACTACAAAAATCAGCTGTCAAAGCAGGCTTATGAATTTGCTGTTAGAGAATTTGCAGGCACACAGAAATTTTCTAGTAATGCCGCAAAGCGAGATTTTGTCAACTCTTTGATTGCGGAAAACCTCAAACTCAACGATAAAAATGAAATAATGGGTGCTAGTGATTTTGTAAAGATGTATACGGAGAATAACGCAGACGCATTTTTGCAGGAAAAACAGACAGAAACAGCACCAACAACACCTACATTCGTGCAACCGACAGGTAGTGAAAACACTACCCCGAACGGTTCACCTTTTAATTTTAATTTTACGGGTGTTAGACCTCATAAAAACGAATAACAAAAAAGGAGTGACAGAAAATGGCAGATATTAACTATGCTGTAGAATATAGTAATGCTTTAGCACAAGCATTCCCGTATACCCTCAATTTTGGTGCATTGTATAACACACCAAACAACAATCGTTATAGATGGGTAAACGCAAAAACTGTTGAAATACCCCGCATCTCCACAAGTGGCAGAGTAGCCGCAGACCGTGACACCGTAGGCGTGGCACAGCGTAACTATGACAACGCTTGGGAGACAAAAACGCTCACAAATCAGCGTAAGTGGTCAACCTTAGTGCACCCTGCTGACATCAATCAGACAAATGCGGTTGCATCAATCTCAAATATCACGCAGGTATACAACGAGGAACAGAAATTCCCCGAAATGGACGCTTACACCGTATCAAAAATCTATAACGATTGGCTCACAACAACGGCAGACGGCGAAGACGCAACAAGAACGGCAGACACAACAGCACTCACAACAGCAAATGTTTTAAGTGTATTTGACAGCCTTATGCTTAAAATGGACAATGAGAGAGTGCCAGCAAACGGCAGAATTCTCTATTGTACACACGAAGTTAAGGCACTTTTGAAGAATGCTGACCAGATATCAAGAAGCCTCGATGTTAACACAAACAAAGGCAATATCAACAGAGCGGCAAACAGACTTGAAGAAGTTGAAATTATCGGTGTGCCTGCTACTTTGATGAAGAGTAAATACAATTTTACAACAGGTTGGACACCTACAGAAGATGCCGACCAGATAAATATGATGTTGGTACACCCTCTTTGTGTAATCACACCAGTCGCATACTCTTTCGCAAAGCTCGATGAGCCAACAGCCGTAACAGAGGGTAAGTACTACTATTATGAGGAAAGTTTTGAAGATGTATTTATCCTTAATAAAAAGGCTGGCGGCATACAGTTTAACATTACAGCACACGCTTAAAAGGGGTGGTTGAATGATAACTGTTGAAAGAGGTAACACAGTACTTGACATTGATGATAGCGAGGCTAAAAGATACCTCGCCCTTGGTTACAACATTACCGACGGCAAAGGAAATATCATTGAAGAGTGCGTACCTACAGATAATTCTGCTTTAAGAAAAGCATTTATTGAACATAAGGAAAAAATCAAAGAGCTTGAAGAGAAAATCAAAGAGCTTGAAGCAAATAACAAAGAAACAGCCAAAAAAGCAACGAAGAAAACGGCTGAATAAATCGTAAGGTGGTGGAACTCTATGAGTTATCTAACATTTGATGAGTATCAAAATTTCGGTGGCGAATTAGATGAAACCACCTTTGACAACCTCGAGTTCGAGGCAGAAACATTTGTTGACTACTATACTTTTGACAGATTGCACAATGTAAAAACTATCCCTGACGGTGTTAAACGATGTATTTATAACATCATTGACATCGCAAACAAAAAGCAACAGGCTTTTTCATTGGGTCAAGACCTCAACGGGAATGTGCAATCGGCTATTGCCTCACAATCTAACGATGGCGTATCAATAAGTTACAACACAATGAGTGCAGGCGACCTATTTAAAATAGCCGAAAATGAAATCGAAATGACTGTTAGACGATACCTACAGAGTGTTAGAGATGATAAGGGTAGGCGGCTTTTGTATAGGGGGTTGTACCCTGATGAGTAATAAGAATTATCCAATTTGGTGGGATAAAACAATCACTATATACAATAAGTTTGAGGATAGTCAAACACAGGTTGTAAAGTGGTATAAACATACAGTATCACAATGCTTTTACAAGTCAATAAGTGATAAAATTTTAGTCGGTAATACGGTTTTGGAAAGCAACAACATAATTTGCCGCATACCAAAACAGGCTGATTTTTTAGCACGTCACGATTGGATTAACACCCCCAATGATGAGATGCAAAACTATTTTACTTTGGGTGTGGGTGATATCATTATAAATGCAAGTGTTGATGATGATATCGACGAGTACAAGCAAGGCAAACGCTCAACCGACTTACTTGCAAAATACAAGAGCTTGCAAGGCTGTTTTGAAATACAAGAAATAGCGATAAACACAGGCATTGGCAGATGTTTAGAACACTATTACGTCAAAGGGGCGTGAGTTATGGGAACGGTAGTAAAACTTGACTTAGAACTCGACCTTGGCGGAGTAGAAAAGAAAATAAACAGGGTTGCAAACGATGAAACAACGATGATTTGTATGCAAAATCTTATTGCTAAAATGTGTAACCCGTATGTGCCGATGCGTGAGGGTGTATTGTCGCAGAGCGAAGTAATTGAGAGCCTACCGCTCGACCAACCCTTTGAAAATAAGTATATCTCAATATCTAGTGATTGCGTGCATTACATACAGCCTTATGCACATTATATGTATACGGGCGATGTTTATGGTCCAAACATACCAATCATCGAAAACGGCATTATAACAGGCTGGTGGTCTCCAAAAGGCGAAAAGAAAAAAACGACAGGGAAACCCTTACAATACAACACCGAAAAGCATTCAAAAGCTACTAAAAAATGGCTTGAAGTGATGGTTGCGAATGATGGTGATAGACTATGTAGGCAAGTTGAAAACATATTAAAGAGGAGGATTGACGAAGTTGATTGATAAAAACAAGGCAGTTGTGGAGTATTTAACGCAATGCCCACAGATAGCCGATAATCCTCTTTTTTTTAATTTTGTTACAGCTAAAGACAATAACAAACAGTTTTTGACATCAGCAAATGACAAAGCCTTAAATGCACCGTATATCGACGGTAGTGTTTACAAACAATACTCATTTACGATTATCGATTTTAGGTCAGTAACATTTCAACCAGTCGTTAAACTGGAAGATTATCCGAATGAGAATATGGAAGAAATGTTCGACATACAAGGGATAATTGAATGGATAACCGAACAAAATGACCTTTTAAACTTTCCTGATTTTGGGGAAGATTGTGTGGTGGAAGAAATTGTCGCCGCCACATCTAGTCCAAACTTAGACGGAGTTGATACAAGTTTAACACCCGTGTTAGCAAAATACAGTATAGTAGTTAAGATTAAATATTTAGATAAAAGTAAGGCGATATGGAAATAAAAGGAGATGATGAAGTGGAAGATTTAGAAATCACAAGCACAACAAGTGACGAAGATGAAACTACTGATTTATCAAGCACAAGCACGAAAAAAAGGAGTGTGAGTAATTTGGCAGTTACAAATATAAAAGACGGTCAGAGAGTAGGCAGAAAATACCTATTGACAGTTGTTGAGTGGGATAATACTGACAACGGCGGTGAAGCTAACGCAAGACAGATATTAGGTCAGAGAGTTGAGGATTCCAGTATCGAGTTCAACCCTGATATTGAGACAACAACAGATATTCTCGGTAATAACTACACAGATGTTAATAAGACACAGCCACAGCAGGATTTGGACGCATCATTTATTAAAGGCTCAGCATTTTATGAGTACCTTGTTAAAAATGCACTTGAAAACAATAATTCAGCCTATAACGGCACATTTGATGTATATATTATAAGTGCATATTTGGGTGACAGCACAAGTAGTTATCACGCTGTAAAGCACGCTAATTGCACAATCACAATCTCAAATATCGGTGGTAGTGACTGGCTTGATACATCAATCAGCGTGTATTTCTCAAATGACTTGACTGTAGGTACAGTTGACGCATTGAACGATACGTTTAAGTTTACAGCTAAGACGTCAGAGTAATTTTTTAACAAAGTGGGAGGGGTTAAAAGATGAAAAATATAAATGTTAAAGCACTTGACAGAGAAAGAATAACAATCAACAATGATGAAAATCGTGTTATTGAACTGAATACAAGTGATTTTAATATTGTATCAAGATTTGCAGAAATGCAACCAAAATTGCAGGAATTGAGTAAGCAAGCAACCGAAAAGGACTTGACGGCAGAGGCGGACAGCGACACTTTTATAGATGATTTGTCAACATCAATCAAAACGGTTGATAATCAGATAAGAGAGTGTATAAACTACATCTTTGATTATGATGTTTGTATGCCGATGGTGGGCAACGCCTCACTTTTGAGCGTTGTGGACGGCAAGGCAAAGTATGAGTATATACTAGAGGCATTAACACCGCTTTACAACGATTCAATTTCGGCAGAAATGCAGGCTATGAATAGCCGTATCAATTCAGCAACAAAGGATATTATAAAATAAAAAAGTAGGTGATTAAAGTGTATTCTTTGCCTACAGAAATAGAAATAAACGGTAATTTCTACCCCATCAGACAGGGTGGGGATTACCGTTTAATTTTGCAAATTTTAAAAATTTTAAACGACGAAAAATTGGTAAAAGAAGATTTAATAACAGGTCAAAAGACTGTAAACATAGAGTGCATATATAAAGTCATAATTATATTTTTTGATGGCATAGACGATGTGCAGGCGGTAGGCGAACACTTTTCGGATTTGTCTTTGGTACTCGAAAAAATGTTTGAATTTATAAATTGTGGCAAAAAAGAACAAGAACAAAACAGCAACAGCCCACAGCTTATTGACTGGGAAGAAGACGAAATGCTGATTGTATCAGCTGTAAACAATGTCGCAAGATGTGAAGTGCGTGCCCTTGAATACTTGCATTGGTGGACGTTTATAGCTTATTATATGTCGGTTGGGGAATGCTCGCTGTCTTATGTCGTTGGTATTAGGGGCAAAATTGCAAAGGGCAAAAAGCTCGAAAAGCACGAACAAGCATTTAAACGAGAGAATAAGCACTATTTTATTAACAAACATAAGCAAAAAGAAGATGAAGAAATCAGGGATATTATAATGGGAATATGGAACAATAAATAACCTTTGAGGAGGTGAAAAAATGGCAGAGTATGACGGTAGTGTTAAAATAAATGCAAGATTGTCAACAGATGATATAAAAAAAGACGTAAACGAGGTCAAAAAAGACGTTCGACAGGCTACTGACGATATACAGACAAATGCAAAACGGGCGGCAGACGAAACAAGCAAAAGCACGCAACAAACAAAAAAACAAGTTGAAGAAGCAAGTCGAACCGCAACGGACAGCACAAAAAAGATTGCCGATGAAGTTGCAAAAACTACAGCTGAAGCCGAAAAGGCTGTAAACAAGGCGGTCGGTAATGTCAATGTCGGTGTTGACACTCTAACCGAGAAAGTCGGCAAAAGCAACGAAGAGTTAAAACAGCATCTTAGTGATGTGGGCAAAAACGCAAAAGAAACATCGAAAGAGGCTATTGCGAATGCAAGCATTTTGACAGGCAAGATGGGCACACTCAACGACCAGCTCATAAAGCAGTCCAGTAATGTAGGTGTATTAACTGACAAAATGCAATCTATGTTAGAGGGCGATATAACCCCGAAATCGGTTATGACACTCGAAAAGGAACTTGCAAAAGCTGAAAAAGAGCTTAAAAAACTTGACACAGAGTTTGAAGCGATGTCAAGCGAGCAAGGCAAAATCAAGGCAGGTGAAGTCGTAATAGGCGGTGTATCTAGCCTGTCAGCAGAGGATACAGCACGCTTTAACGAACTTGATGAGCTTATAATTAAAAACGGCGAAGATAGTGCAGTCTTAGAAGAAAAAATCGAAAACTTAAAAGCTAAACTTGCAGAGCTTAAAGGTAATCCCGAGTTGACCGAGGAATTTCAGGCACTTAATACAGCTATGGAACAATCCCTAGCGAAAACCGAACGAATACAAGCTGAAATGGCTAAATTAAGCGGTGGTGAAGAAGAACAACCCGAAACCGATACGGGTGTTGATATGAGTGCGGCTGTATCAATGCTAAAGACTGTAGGCACAGTTGCTACTACTGTAATGATTACTTTTAAAAAGGTTGTTGCAGACTTAAATAAAACTTTTGACAGTTTTTTAGCTAAATTAAAGCAGGTCGAACAAGGCTTTTTAAGCCTTGCCTCAACGGTCAAAAACTTTTCCGCTAGGTTCGCAAGCTCCATCGGCACTTTGGGAAAAGTAATCGCAAAATCACTTATTGCCCCGATGAAATTAGCTAATTTGGCTATGTCAAACCTAGGTAAATCAACGGGTTTAAGTGGCGATTTAATATCTCAATTTGCCAAAAAAATAAAAGGTATGGTCAAAACTGTTTTTGTTTTTTCGGTAATCCGAAAAGGTTTGCGACAGTTATTGTCTAACATCAAAGAGAGCTTTACAGCATACTTTAAATATAACGATAGTTTAAATACAGCTATTACAAGATTAACAGACAGCTCCAAAAAGTTGTCAAATACCCTTGCGGCGGCATTTGCACCTGTTATTAGTGCTGTAATACCTTATATACAACAGCTCGTTGATTGGCTTACAAAGGCGGCGGATAAATTAGCACAATTTATAGCAGCATTACAAGGCAAAACAACATATAGCAAGGCAAAAGACATAGACACAATCACCGAATCCCTCGAAGAAACAGCTGAAGCGGCAGACGAAGCAAAAGGCTCATTGGCAGGATTTGACGAATTGAATGTGCAATCAATGCAGACCACCACAACAGATGATACAGACCAACAAGATTATTTCGAAGAGGCAAAGATTGATGACAGTATACTCGATTTTGCAAAGTTATTCCAAAATGCCCTTGGTGATGTAGGTAAAAAAGCTAAAGAGATGGGCGATGAACTCGGCACGGCTTTACAAGAGGTAAAAGTCAACTTTAGCAAAAAAGACTGGGAAAACCTCTTAACACCCTTGACAGGGTTACTCACAAAGTGGCTTAATGACATAAATTGGGGCGAAATACAGCAAAGAGCACAGAATCTAGGCTCAACGCTTGCAAGGATTTTAAACGGTGTTTTTGGCGATGTAAAATTTGCACAGGCTTTAGGAAACGCTCTAGCACAGGCAATAAATACAGCTATAAATTTTGTGTATGGTTTTGTATCTACATTTGATTTTAAACAATTCGGCACTTGGTTATCTGAAACCTTTTATGCCCTCATCACAGGCATTGACTGGGATTTGCTAGTTGACACAACCATATTAGCTGTAAATGGCTATTTTGAAGCACTCAAAGCATTTTTGTCAAAGATAGAAATCTTTGAAGAAATCGGAAACATAATTGCAAATGCTTTAAACAAGCTCGCAACAGGGATAAATTGGGAAGAAAACTTTTCGGCAATCGCTTTAGGTATTAACGATATGTTTTTGACTATCAATACCGCCCTCACAGGATATGAGTGGGGCAGTATCGGAACGAATTTTACAGTAGGTTTAAACAAGGCTATCGAGGATATTGATTGGGCACAAGTGGGTGACACAATATCTAACTTTATACTTGCATTACTCTATGAGGTAGACGGTTTTATAACTACTCTTGATGTTAGTAGTATCGCAGATAGTCTGATGGAGATGCTTGACAATATAAAATTTGATGAGATATCTGCTAAACTAGGCAAGTCAATAGTTGATGCCTTGCAAAAGATAACCGAGTTTATCACAGATATTGATTGGACTGATGTAGGCTCAAAAATAGCTGATTTTATAAACAATATACCACTTGCGGATATAATATCTAGTGCATTGGCACTTGCAGGAAGCATTTGGAACGCAATAGCCGATGCACTTATGACAATCGGGCAGGATTCTACAAACGGCAGGGATATAGGCAAAAACATAGCAGACAACTTTAATGCTATTTTAGAAAATGTCAATTTTGCAGAAATGGCTATTGGCTTAAGCACTATTGCAAACAACATTATACAAGGCATTTTAGGCTTTTTGGAGAATGCAAACACGGACGAAATCAATCAATCAATAGCAGACTTTTTTAACAATCTTGATATTGACATTGAGAAATTAACAAGTGAGATAATACAGTTTATTGATAAACTAGATTTGTCACCTGTTTTTGAGTTCGTCGGAAAACTTATGATGTCAGGGCTGATGATAGGCATAGAGCTTAAAAAGAAAGAAATAAGCTCAAAAATTTCCGAGATTGTAGGCTCTATCGCTAGCATCTTTGGCACAACTGTTGACAAAGTCAAAAAAGTAGGTAAAGATATTATAGCTGGCTTGATAAATGGTATTACTTCCAGTAATCCAATAAAAATAATAACTAATTTTATAAATACAATTATACAGCTGTGGAAAGATTTGTTTGATGTAAACTCACCATCAAGGGTTATGCAGGAAATAGGCGGATATATCGTAGACGGCTTTATATTACCGATAACAAACTTTTTTGCAGGTGTGCGAGATTGGTTAAAAACAAATGTTGTTGATAAGTTTTTATCTAACATCAAAGCCCTGTTTGGCATAACGGGTGACACACAATCCGACGAAATGTCAACGGTCGGAACATCAGTAAAAGACGGCTTTATAGCTCCAATTCTCGAGTTTTTTGACAACATAAAAGATTGGATAAAAGAGCATATAACAGACCCATTCAAAAACTCGATTTGTGAATTTTTTGGCATTACAGAGGGTTCAGATTCCGACGAAATGTCAACAATAGGCACATCAATCAAGGACGGTTTTATAGCTCCAATAGTAGACTTTTTTGACAATGTTAAAAACTGGGTATCAGAGCATATAACTACACCTTTTATTGACAGCGTAAAGTCCTTATTCGGCATTGACGGGGAAAATTCAAGCGTATTTTCCGGCATTGGTGGTAAGATAATGAACGGACTTGCAGATGGTTTAAGAGGCGGTTTAAAGTTTGTACAAGATATATGCAACAACCTTATATCGGGCATTGAAAAACTTATAAACAAAATCATTGATGGCATTAACAGTATGTTTGGTGTGCTTAACAAAGTTAAAATTGACATACCCGATAATATACCTGTTGTGGGTGGAATGAATATCGGTTTTAACTACAAAAACCTTGATTCTATCACGCTGGGCAGGGTAAGCATTCCAGGGCTTGCAAAAGGAACTGTTATACCACCGACAATGAATGAGTTTATAGCAAGATTGGGCGATAACTCAACCGAAACCGAAGTTGTATCACCTCTTAGCACAATGAAACAAGCCTTTTTGGAGGCACTTGACGAAGCGAACTTTGGCAGTAATGTTAATGTGTATTTAGAGGGCGATGCGGGTCAGGTATTTAAGTTAGTACGCACTGAAAATACGAAATGGAAGAAGCAACATAACGGTGTAGGTGCATTTTAAGGAGGTTGAAAATGTCATTTAGCGGATATCTTTTAAAGTTTGGGACGTCAACGCTCCCGAATAAATATTTCAATTGGGGTGGAGTAAAATCCACCCCCGACCAAAGGACAGAAAAAGAAGCATTTACAAATGCAAATAATGAACTGGTTAGGTCAACATATACAAAATATCGTACAAAGATTGAGATAACTTTAAAACCGAAATTAAATAACGAACAAGTCGAACAAATTTTTAAAATAATGAAGTCAGGGCTTGTGAATGCAGTAGAACAAAAGTATCAAATAAACTACTATGATGATAAAGAGTTTAAGTACAAAACAGGTTATTTTTATATGCCCGACCCAACTTTCCCTATTGTGCAAATTATTGAGGGAAACAACCCCTCGATAATTTACGATAGTATCTCGATATCTTTTATCGAGTATTAAAATTTTGTCGAGTAAAGGGGTGATAAAATGATTTTAGACAAAAGCAAATATACCTGGAGCGATTGGGAACAACCACTTTTTACGTCGGATTATATGTGGGGCGAAATATCTACACCAAACGACCCCGTATATCATTCAGACTACTATTTAGGTTTTGATGGTGACACGTCAACTATGTTGTATGTGGTTACGCGAAATGATTATCAAGATATTGTTTGGAAGTTTGAAAAACCACTTTTGATAAGCAAGATATCTTATGCTTTTTATGACTATAACTTAGTATCACAAGGAGTACAAACTTTTAAAATATATGCAGACGAAGAAAAAACTCAACTCTTAGGCACATATTCGTTCCTTGGGGGCACGACCGAACATATTTTCGAACTTTCCGAACCTACTGCTTGTGATATGCTTGTTTTTGAGGGTAGCGAGGGCGGAGATGGTAGTGTCAGGATTGTATTTATTACAGAGTTAAAATTAACAGCACAAGTGGGTGAAGAAAAAGTTGAAATTAACCCTTTTGAGTTATATCAAAATTGGTCTAATAACAAAAATGTGTTAATCTCATTCCCATACACCACCAACGCAGACTTAGCCGATTTAGTTATTGATAACTCAAACATACAGCAAGAGAGTTTAACCCTTGTTGAGAGCATTTGCGACAATGATAATCTTGATTTTGTCGGTTGTATTCCCTCACGATTCGAGGTCACATTATATAATGTTACAAAAGAGCTAAAAAACGAAGAAATACAAGTAAAAATACAAATAACATCGACAGACGATGAAGAGAATGTCAGACAGTCAACAGATGTGATTTTTAACGGCATAATTGACACAGCAACAGTAAATACAGCCTCACACACCGTTAAAATAATTGCCTATGACAAACTGTATACACTAGGTAACACAGATGTTAGTGATTGGTTTGCAAATTACACCGAATCAGCTGTAACAGACTATACAATAAAACAGTTGAGAGACGATTTATTTGCCTACATAGGACTAGAACAAACAGAAACAACATTGTGTAATGACGATGTGTTAATTCGCAAGTACGAAACTTACACAAGCGTAAAAGCTATTGATTTGATTAAATCAATTTGTCAATTAAGCGGTGTATTCGGCATTATCAACCGAGAGGGCATTTTTGAATATCGTGAAATCTCAAAGGCTGAAAATGTTTATAATATCGGTTGGGCTTACAAGGAGTTGTCAAAAGAGGCATACACCGTAAAGCCAGTTGACAGGGTCACAATCAGACGTACAGACAGCGACACAAGCAAAGCAACGGCAGGCGATGATACAGCTGTAAATAACTATGTCATACAAGGTAATATATTGTGTTTAGGCGAAACCAGAATGCTAATACGAAAAAATTTAGCCGAAAATTTACACGCATATCTTACTGATGAGGATAGAGTTACTACCTACACACCATACACAGCAAGCTCCATTGGCTTTCCGACGGTACAATGCGGTGATGTGATTGCCTTCTCCTACTATGATGAAAACGGGGAAGAAGCAACATTTACAACACCAGTAATTTCACGAACTCTAACAGGTATACAAGCTATTTTAGATACTTACGAGGTAGCAGGGGAAGAGACCCAAACCGAATTTTTATCAACTATTGATAGTAGTATAACAAACGTAAATAACAAGGTTGAAGAACTGTCACAAGAACTTGATGATGTAACCGATACAGTAACCGCAAATGTTACAGCAAATGTGCAAGAACAGGTTGAAGAAATCGTAAAAGAACAAATAAAAGAAACCTCAACAACAACGATAATCAAGGTAACAAAAGAACAAGTTTTGTCGGCTGATGTAATCGAAGCTAGTGCATCTTTTATAACGGATTTGCAAGTAGATAGACTTAGAACAAATATCAGCAAGCTCATTTGCACCCCAAATATAACAGTTGAAGACGATGTAGCAAGCTGGACGGACGGCTCCCCCACATACAAGGCAAAAACTACAGTTGATATAACAGGCTATATCGAAATAGAGGGAATAACACACAAATACATTGAATGCCATTTAGTCAAACCCTCGTCATACCTCAAAATGACACAATCTGAAGTGCAGGAATTGAAAGTCGGGGGCAAACAGTTGTATTTTACAAGCATAAATGGCTCACAAGCATTTAATTACTTGACGTATGCAACACCACAATCAAAGTACGATATGACGGACGAAAACGCTGAAATGTTTAAGGTGTATATACGCAAAACAGAAAGTGAGTATATCAAGTTACAGCACATTTTTTCGTTGAATGAAGAAGAAACCACCTACAATGTTGTCACCCAATATGGCACGGGTGATGGCAA